TTCACCATCTGCCTCCAAGCCACTGAGCGACCCTCAATCTTCGTCACCTTAGCCATGACACCCTTCTCTATTGTATTAGGTATAGTCTTACCACCTGTATTTACTACTATTGATGTTTCAGTACCTTTACCTACTAAGTTAAGAGATTGACCTACAATAGTATTAGGAGAATAATCACCATGTCTTACATACTTTAATACTAAGTCTGCATAGATATTACCTACTTGAGTACATATTGATGCAAAAGTGCCACATCTCTTTACTATAATAGTATTACTATACGATGTTTCTGATGGGAAATAAGTAAATACTACTGTCATATCCACTGGCATTACTAAGAATCTTAAATAACCATCATTAGGTACTTCTGCTAAAGCATTTAATGACATTACTTTAGTATAGTTCTTATTATCTCCATTAGTATTAACCTAAGATACTGTAAATAAGTCATTAGATGTTTTACCAGGCTTAATAAGTAATAAATCACCTCTTGTAAGATTATATTCCTTTGATAAATAAGCACCAGTATAACTATCTACTTTACCTATAGTAGAACCTGTAGTTGCTGGTACTATAGCCTTACCTTGTGTAGATTCTGAGTTATCTATTACTATAGATGCTCTATCATTATAAAGACCAAACAAATCTGCTAAAGTCTTAATCTCAGTAGTATGTGTAGCTACTTGAGCAGTTACTGCCTAACCATCAGGTAAATTCTCAATAGCTTCCTTTAACTCCTATACTGAATTATTAGCATTAGTTGCTGATGTTTGAGCTGATGTAGCTGAGTTAGCTGATGCAATAGCCTATTGTTGTGCAGTATTAGCACTAGTCTATGCTTGAGAAGCACTAGTTGCTGCATTAGTTGCAGATGTTTCAGCAGCAATTACTTTAGCATCTTGAGCATTAACTTTAGTATTAATTTCATTTTTAAAAGTATTAACTGTACTAGTTACATCTTGTTTATGTATAGCTAATTCAGCTTCTATTTCTGCTATCTAGGCTCCTGTAATAGTTGATTCAGGAAGATTCTAAATAGCAGTTTTTACAGCCAATAATGCTTCTTTAGCTGATGTATTATCAGCAGCTATAGTGCCTAAGGCTGTTGCAATTGCTTGACCAGTTTCATCAAGCATAATTGGTTTTGTTACTTGACTCATATTTATTCTTCATTATATGTTATACAAACTTTACCATTTAATATTGAAAATGGGAAGTTATTATTAATATCTTGTATTGCTGCTGTATTTAATGCTACCTGTGCTGATACAGCCTCACCACTTGGTAAATCTTCAAGAGCTTCTTTAATATCATCTACTGCATCAAGAGCTTTATTAATTAATACTCTATCCATTGCAGTAAGAGTTTCTATCTCTATATTACCACTTAGATCTGGTCCATTACCATTGATAGTAGCTATTCTTGCATTTATAAGTCTATATAGTTCTGCTTTTTCTTCAGGACTTAAACTACCATTAATATCTATATTACCATAACCTACTATAGATTCATTATTAATAGTTTTTATATTACTACCACTTTTAAGTAAAGGCTATTTTTTATCTAAAAGAACATCTATCTAATCTTTACTATAATTAGCTATTATTTTATCTATAGCATTATCAATTGTACTACCTTTATGTTTTGAATTATATGCCATATTTTATCAATTTACTGGTTCCATTCCATATCTTACACACCAATTATACATAGCATCAATTCTTCTTTTATATAAAGACCAATTCATTTCATTTATTTTATCTAATGCTGGCTATGCTAATTGATTTATCTATTCCTATGTTAAATCCTCAAAAGTAAAAGAATCTCCCTTTTCTCCTTTAATTCCTTGTATTCCTTGAATACCTTGTATTCCCTATAATCCTTGAGGACCTATAGGACCTTGAATACCTGTATCTCCTTTAGGACCTTGTATACTATCTCCTGTATCTCCCTTGTCACCTTTAGGACCCTAGATTCCTTGGATTCCTTGCTCTCCCTATGATGTTATTCCTTCACTAAGTATAGATAGCTGTTTAGTATCTGTTTCTCCTATTTCCTTAATAGCTATAATTTTACTTTCATCTCTACATATTCCATTGGATTTAAAAATAGTAGTAACCTAGGAGGAAGTATTTGCAGATATTACAGCATATCCATTACTGCATTTTGAATCAACATCATATAATACTAACCATACTTTCATTTCTATCTTACTTTAGCATTAAACACCTGATTTTCCACATCTATAAACTATATATGTGTAGTAGTTTCTTCATCTAATACTAAGAACTCCTATAGTTCATATATAGGCTTCTTACCACTAGATTTACCTACCTAATTACTTATACCTATATATATTCCCATAATCAAAGTCCATATTGTAATCCTTCAGGAGCATTTAACACTGCTTTACATAATTCAGGATTCCATCCTTCTGATAAAGTAGTAGTAATACTATTATCATTATTAGCAGGAATAATTTCTACATCTTCAAGAATATCTCCTGATATATTCTTGATTAAGAAATTAAATCCGGGCTAGAAATTACCACTTATAGTACCCATTTTGCTTACCTATAATGAGTTTCTAACACCCATCATATTTGTTACATTTTCTGAAAACATAATAAATTATTATTATTAATTAATATTTAATTGTTAAATTAACAGCTGCAAATATATATAATAAATTTATATTATGCAAGTACTTAATTATTTTAATTATAATGATATTAATGTTTTAAAAATGCCTGATATTAGTTTCAGCATATATCTTACCTGACTCTGCTAAACTTTTAATAAAAGCTTTACTAATCTTCTTAGCTTTATTCTTAAGTTTTTTCTTCTTGGAATGCTTATTTGAGATATACTTAAGAGAATTGGTAATACAGTGGTCTATTTCCTCTTGTGCCATCTCATCAATAATAGTTGTGGAGAGTAATTCTCTAATGAACTCTAATACATCTTCAATTTCTTTCTTCTTCATAATTTTATATTTTTAAATAGATTAAAGGGGTTATTAAATATAACCCCTTTATTTTAATAATATATATTATCCCATTCAGTATTATTAATAGTAACTCCTATAGTAACCTCTGAACAATCCAATAGAGACACTTCATCAAATACAGGTATAGATATATTAGTAACATAACCTACTTTAACAGGTATATTTGTAATAGTCTTATTTAACACAAACTCTCCTGTATTGTCACTGATATTAAGATTTACTACATCATTATCTGCTTTAGGAAATGTGTACAATATATACTCATTAGCTACTTCTCTATACTCAGTCTGTTTACTATTTACACAACCTTTACCTGTAATAATATCTAAAGTAGAACTGCCTCCAGTATAGTAGAACTTTAATGAGTGTAGTCTCTCTGGAATAGTATCAGTGGGAATTATCTTAATAGCTGCTACACATCTATTTAATATAATACTGTAAGAAGTTTCCCTTTCTATATTTACAGTATCTATACTATAAAATGTATCAGTAATTTTATTACCTGTACCAAATGTTACTTTATTTAAGGAACTTATAGTTGCCGTAGATACTCCATTATGTCCTACAGTTCCTATATAATACTCTCCTTTTGGCAATTCTAGATTAAAACTGCCAAATTCAGGATTATCTGAAGTCTGTAAGATAGATTTTACTTTATTTAAATCTTTATCAAAAATAGCAAATGATAATCGGGTAATAAGATTTATATTATTAGTTCTGGAATATGGAGTTTGACTTATATTACTGATGTTAGCCTTAAAAGTAGCTTTTTCACTATCACTAGGAATCTCAAATACCTCACAGCTGCACATAGCAACTATAAGGATTAAATACATTATATATTTCATTATCTTTCAATATTAATTGGTTCTCCCCATTCAGTATTAATTGTAATATTATTATCTCCATCAACACCATGCTCATGAAATAATGCAGCAGAAAGATTTGTCTTACAATTCACTTTCATGGGAATATCTGAAAATTCTTTAGTACTTATTAAAGTGTCATTTTCATAAAAATTTATAGAAATAGTTAAAGTAGCTACAGTGTCAGGTAAGAGGGCATAAGTATCAAATGTTAATTTATTATTTATTACAAATGACTTATTAATATTAATAATGTTAGTGTCATAAGAAGTTGTATTAATACCTTTGCCTGCTTCTATATCATATGTAGTAGAATTACCCATTAATATAATTCTCATTTTATTAATATTACTAGGTAAATCTTCCAATGAAGTGACTGATAATTTTGCTACACATCTATTTAAAGTAGCACTAACAATAGTTCTTTTATCCCTAATTATAGTAAATTCACCACTATAACTATATGCCTGACCACATTTTGTAACATTTATAGTGCCATCATTATTTACTACTATAGGGGTAATAGAGTTTGTAGCATATATAAGTAACTTATAGTTTCCTGTTTCTAAATCGGCAGATAGTTTACCATAATTTGCATTCTCTTTAGTTTGCTCAATAGTAGTTACTATCTCTTCCCCAGACATTATTATGTATATTATTTTATCTGTAATATCTGAGGTGGAAGCTCTGGACATGGGTTCAATAGTAACACAGTTTACATCTAAACCGGCTATATTATTAAATTCTTCATGATAAGAGTCTGTACAAGCTGTTAATAGTAGACCAAAGGTAAAAAATATTTTTTTCATAATGTAAAGTATAAAAACAAAAATAAAAAGTAGTAGATTACTCTGCTACTTTATTAATCATCAATAATACTAAATGTGAAAGAAGTACCCCCAAGTTCATTGCAGATATCTTTGCAATGCATCTTGATTTTCTCAATCTTGGGAATAGCCTTCCATTTACCTTTAAAATCTACAGGAGCTTCAGTAAGCATGGCATAATATGCTTCATTAGTCATATTAATGACTTGTTTAACATTATAACACTTGCGTGTTTTAATATTAAGCATTTCGTGCTTTTTCTTACCATTCTCTTTCCACTCTACATTTACTGATTCGTAATTGTAGTTGTTTTTGATGTCCTTTCGCGCATCTTTCTTCGTCATAATTACTCTTCCTGGAAGAATAATTGTGAGGCTAAGTTTTACATTATCCATAAGATAAAAAAAGTGGATTCATTTCATTTGAAAGAATGTCCTAACAAAGTCAGTATTTTCATATTGAAAATATACTAAAAGTCACACGCTTTCCTTTACTTTCAAGTCATCTGTGAATCAATTAAAGCACCTCACCACATTTATTTTACGTCCAGTTGTGCTTGCAGTTTCCGTCGGACAATAGTTTAACTATTAACACCCTTTGTATTTTTGAGGAATTGTAAGGGTACTTTTTCCTGTAAAGTCCTCTAACTTGGGCTTGAACCAAGGACTCCCATCTTATAAGGATGGTACTCTGACCTACTGAGTTATTAGAGGATAAAAACTCATTCCTATTTCACAACAGTAATGAGTTATAACACTAACCTTCAAAATTCATCAACCGCCTATTTATAAATTGTAGAGGAAATGGGATTCGAACCCACACGGATATTACTATCCAGCAGATTTTAAGTCTGCCATGTCTGCCATTCCATCATTCCTCCATTTAATAGTGCAAATATAAGTATAATTTTTAAATTATCCAAATATTTACACTATATTTTAAAAAATAACATCAGTTTACTGGACCTGTATTTTTGTAGGTTGTAGTATACTTTAATACTTGTGCACTCTCTTATATGTATACAATTCTAAGTAGTCCTTCTTAACTAGTATAGGGCTTGCTTCCTCTATCCAATATTCCAAGCTTGTTGGAATTAGCTGATGTTATGTATATTTTTTACTATATTCTTTTAAACCTTTTTTATTTAAACTGAATAATGGAGTTTGAAGAATCATTCTTACTGGCTTATTATTAGTTTTATACACTTTAGAGTCATATGACCATGCGTCTATTGCATTTATATTTTTTCTATAGTACAAATAGTCTAATAGATATTCCCAATATTCCATATCTCCATTTCTTAGTTTACCTGTTTCCTCATAATAATATATATGGAAATTAATAGAAAAGCCAAACTTTCTAAAGAAACATACATATATATAAGGACTCCCCTCATGCCTAGGAGAATTCCACTTATCCTTCCACATAATATCCATAGAATATATAGTAAGAATCTTACCTGCATAATCATATCTTGCAAAGGGACAATTGTTATGAATATCCTTGAAGAAGTGTACTTCAGGTTTTGGCATTTTAAAATATTTCCTTGCCTTCCACCATGTTTTCAGTGGATTATATATACAAATATTAAACAATTCTTCCATAATTATTTTATTTTTAGGGGTCTATAAATGAGATTCGAACTCATATTTTTCTATATAATAGAATGTTTTGCCATTAAACTATTATAGACTGTTCAATAGTTATTGTAAAGAATATATAAGCAGCATAAAAACAATAACAATATCAAAAACCTAATTTGCCTAATTAAATCTAAATACAAGTTGTTCAGACCTGTGTATATTTATGCTATATACCCATTATAATATAATGAACAGATATATAGACTTTGGGGCAAGTTAGTAATGTTTTGTTAATGATTCTTTATTATTTAATTTTTAATATATATATACTCTTTACTCCATTCTGATAGGTTTTAGTAAATACTTCAGTCCTAATCATACTATTTACATTTACATACTATAAGTAAGTTATTTGTGAAAAAGTTCAGCATCTTTTAATAATTGGTTAATAATAATGTAACTTACTTATAGTATTTTATTTACTTACCCAATTTGGTAATAGTTTCATAGATACTTTTAAGATTATCAGGAATAATAATCTTCATATCTCCTATTTTCTTAGTTTCCTCAAGTTTATAAGCATAGAGTTCATTGCTAATATAATCAGTCCAACTAAGGTATCCTTCCATTTCAGACTGATAAATAGTAGTTTTTGCTACATCATCCTGATGAATTGCTTCATCCATTTTATGTTTCATACCATTGAGTTCTGCCTGTGCGGATCTATGCTTGTCTTGAAGAATAAAGAATGTGGCATCCACATCATCTACACTAACAGTAGGATGATATTTATAGATATTAGTATCTCTACCAGTACCTACGACTCTATTAGGATGGGCAATCTTATCATTAAGGGCCTTTCTTGCGTTGCTGTATATACCATCTGGATGGATATACTTGCCAATAGTAGCACAAATAGTCTCTAATTGATAATACCTATTTCTCTCCTTAATAGATAATGTAGCAAGATAATCATTCCCATCCATTATATCCTCTTTAACAGGCATTTCTACCATTTCAATATTCTTAAGAGTACAGTACTCCTTGGTAGTCATACTTTTAATACTTTTAAGAACATTCTCTTTGGCTTTAATGCCTTCCCTAAGCCAGGCAATTAAAGACTTTGCTTCAATTATATTGCTAAGTAATTGAGGAATAGTATCAAGAAATGCTCTATTATTACCTTCACTGATAATAGTATCTACTGGATTACCAATAATAGATACTTTCTCATTGTAAAATGAGATACTATCAATAGTATACTCAATATTCTGAATATACTCTTTTGCAAGATTGGCTATATGGTTAGCAGAGGTTGAGGTTAACCCCTCTGTACCAAGAAATGTCATATCCTTTTTCATATTAGGTTTTGTTTTAATTTCTGAAGTATTGCCTTCTAATTTTACTCTTAATTGAGTAAGGGCCTCTAAGTCTGTCATGTTATTTATTGTTTAGATTATTGTACAATTGCCTATCTTTTCTTTCTTTCTTCCAGATAAGATATTCTTCAATTATTATAATAATGATTATAATAATAATACCTATCCAAGATAAGAGAGAAAAGCCTGAGATAGTTAAATACTCATACCATTTAATCCTATTAAATAATATACTTGCTAGTATCATATATAATAGAATTGCTCCAAATAAATAAAAAGTAATCATAATTCGTCTTTAATTCTATATTCATTTTTAAGTTTGTTTATTATTTTAGGCCTTGAAGATATATAATATTTACATTCTTCAAGACTATCAAACTCTTTAATGTCAAACCAACGAGTAAATACTTTGCCTGTAGAAGCATAGTATTCATATCTATTTTGTACTATCATATATAATAAGTTTATTGATTTCAAATAAAAACCACATCTACCTTCACAGGCAAATGTGGTGCAATTAACCCAAATTTTCAAACACAATAAAATGTATCCCCATTGGGGCTTGAACCCAAGACTCTCACATTAAAAGTGTGATACTCTACCAACTGAGTTATGAGGACATTATGCACATATTTATATTAAATGTGCAAGTATAATGTACAACAACAGTGTCCTTTCTCTCTATAATTAGAGCAAGGACAATGTTTATCTACACTATCATTTTGACAAGGACATAATCCATTGTTTTTATCTATTCTTTTAGTAATAGAATCAACTATTTTCTTATTAGGATTTAATATCCAACCTTCTTTAATGTAATATTCCATATTATATAGTATTAATTAGTGATTCATGTAGGACTCGAACCTACAATCTACAGATTAGAAGTCTGTTGCATTATCCATTATGCTAATGAACCATAAAAATACCACTATCTTCACAGACTGTGGTATTAGCACTACAAAATTAAAAAACATCCATTCTATATTTTATAAGTACATAAAGCCAAAGTTGCTAAGACTATTCCAAGAATAGCCATGAGGATACATAATCCTTTTTTGTTTATTTTATAATATCCTATACTTATTAAAATGTATAGGATTGATGCTCCAAATAAAAAAGTTGTTGCCATAATTGTAAGTTTTAAGTAAATAATAATGTGCTCACTATGAGATTTGAACTCATCATAGTTCCTATATTAGTGAGCATAACACACTTATTCTTTACATTTAGTACACTCATTACTCTATCAGTAGTTAATACATATCAAAGGGAGTTGTTGTAGATAGCAAAGAACCAACATCTATATCACATAGATCTTGATGTTTAGTAGATATTTTATGGATAATATCACCCTAACCATCTACAGTTGGTTGTCTGTAGAACACATATAACCCTCTACTTACCTTCACAGGTTTTTGATTGTATGAGATCTTTATATTTCAAATTAATTGTAACTCCTCAAGTGTATGATACTTGCAATAAATATAATGTCCATTATAGCACTACAAGTGTGCCTAATTTGTGTACAATAGAACATTTTTCAGTCTATTTCTTATATTTATTGAGCCAATATTAGGAGTTTAAAGTTATTATAGTTATAAATATTTTCCTATTCACTTATTGTATATCTCCTTAAGGGCGTCACCTTACAATTTGATATACTCAATAGATTAACTATAGAAGACAATGATTTGCACATTTAGTACTTCTATTTATGACTATCCGCTTAGAATTAAGCAGTAAATTATACAATTTTCTATCCTTTACACCGATAGATTTGTGTATGTTACACTTATGTAATCAGTAATAATAGTTATGTATTATTGTATGAGTTACATTAGTGTATGGATTCAAAGAGGTTTGAAAAGGTTGAGAGGGTATTGCTACCCTCTCTAACTCTCTGAAACTCAATGCCTTAACGGCACAGAGTTCCAAGAGAATTGTTAGTACCTTTCCTTGTCACAAGGAAGAATACCTTGCCATTAGGTTGTCCTGTTGCAGCATCCTTGGCAGGCATATCAGTAACCTGATAGTCCGACAGAGAGCCAAGACCATTGGCATTGATTTCAGCCTGACAAGCCTCTGATACAGCAACATTGTGATGCTCGTAGTCTGCTGGTGTGTCAGTGAGAACTACGAAAATCTTGCCGTTGTGAGGATTCTTGATGAACTCTGCATTAGAATTCTGCTCATTGAGGAATAAAGACATAGAACGAGTGTTCTTGCCTACGAAGTTTGTTGAAGTTGCCATAGTTGTTGAAGTTTTAATGTTAGGCAATGCTCTCCCCTTTTAACTAAGGAACAACCGAGGGGGGAGAAACCCAATTGCTCGAAGGCTAGGGAGGGTATGAGGTGGCTATCTTTCGCTCATATTAATATTAAAATTTATTTAAAAATTTTAAAATTTTTTATCCCCCTCCACTCATAATAATATATAAAAAATTAAAAAAAATTTAAAAAAAATTTAAAAAATAAAAAAAATTATTGCACATTCATACTACCATGTGTGCAATATACTGCACATTTAAGTACCTTTTTGTGCAGTATACTATAAGTTTTTTATTAATACTCTTGCATTATTAAATTATTTTTTGTATATTTGCACCAGTGAATTGATAGCTTCCTTATCAATTAAATCAGATGGAGATTCATATTACCGAGATACAGACTCCATTTAACTCAGGGTCTTAGTAACCTGCACACAAATATCTTATATATAAGTAGTATGTCTGCTACCAAAGGAAGTGAGAAAAGGTTGAGGGCAAAAGCAGCTAGGGGAATTAAAAAACCGCCATACTATGAAGATTATAAGATAAGTTCACTGGTGACAGTAACTGCTATAGGGATAACTGTATTTAAATTAAAAATATATGAATAAAGAAGAGTTAATTAATTACATAAGAAGTCATTCTTATGCAATGAAATAGGGAGCTGGATTATTAGCAAAAAGAACTAATTCATCTATTGAAGATGTTAAAAATGCTAAATCATCTATTAGAAACCCAAAGTATAATAGAGCACTAAAGATTCTTATCTTTGATATAGAGACTTCTCCTATGAAGGCTTATGTATGGAAGAGATGGAAAGAGAACATATCATTAGACCAAACTATTTCAGAATGGTTCTTAATATGTTGGTCTGCTAAATGGTTATATTCTAATGAGGTGCTAGGGGATGTATTAACTCCTAAGGAAATACTCAAAGAGGATGATAGTAGAATAACTCTTTCTCTGTGGAAGCTTTTTAATGAGGCTGATATAGTAGTAGCACATAATGGTAATAATTTTGATATACCTAAGATGAATAGTAGGTTTATATGCAATAATCTGCCTCCTACTACTCCTTTTATATCAATAGATACTTGTGCTATTTCCAAGAAACAATTTGGATTTTCATCAAATAAACTTGATGCATTAGCTACATATTTTGGTTTTAATCATAAGTTGGATACTGACTTTAACCTTTGGAAATCTTGTCTTGAAGGTAATAAAGAAGCTTTGGATTATATGCTATCTTATAATAAAAGGGATGTAACTCTATTAGAGGAAGTATATCTTAAGATGAGACCTTATATTAAGAATCATCCTAATTGTTCAAATTTCATAGACAACATAGCTTGTTGTAGTAACTGTGGTTCAGAGTCATTTACCCTTCTCAAAGACAAGTATTACTATACTTAGTTAGGAAAATATAATTTATATAGATGTAATGAATGTGGAACAGTATTTAGAGGCAGAAAGAATTTAAATAATATTCTACCTAAAACAATTTCAACTTTAAGATAATATGGGAAGTTTAAATAAAAAATTATCTATACCAAAGGTATTAACAGAAGAAGGAAAGTAGTAGTGGTTGAAAGAACACAAGAGGGAATTATTAATATAGGATCTATCTCATAATAATAATGCTTCTTATGATAAAGCATATTAGTTATTTGATTAGGGAATATTAAATCAAGAAGATATTAATTCCCTTGAAGATATATGGTATAAATAGGATAAATAGTAGCATCCAGAAGATTTTAATTCTGCATTATCTAAATAGATAGCTGCTTAGAATTTTGTAAATGAAGGATTACATGGAGATGCAGGAACTTTTCTTGAGGCATTAGGTTTAGCAACTATGGCCCCAGATATAGTACACTTAGGTAAATATGCCTGGAATAAATTATATTCTTCTCCTACATTATCAAAAGCTATAAACTATAAAACTATTAATAATAAAATAGATAATTCAAGTTTAGGATTTACTAATGATGAAGTAGATGAAGCTTTAGAGTTTTTAAGACAAAACGGGTATAATCCAACTATAGAAAATTTAACAAAAGCAGATGAATTACTAAGAAGTAGAACTCCTAATCCAGAAGTCCCATATAAAGATTTATCATATAAAGATATTTATGTAAGTAGTGATGGTAATTATTCTATGCCTATTACTGATGTAAATTCCTCTTTTGCTGATACAGAAGAAAAAATAGTTTATATGCCATAGTTAAAAGGAATGGAGTCTCTTAAAGAATTAGCAGAACATAATTTAACTAAAGCACACGAAGAAGCACATATTATAGGATTTCCTTCAGACGATGCATTTAAAGAACTTATGTCTAGTATAAAAATAGAAGATTTTACTCCAGAATATAAGAAGGCTTTTTTAAGAGATACTAAATTAACTAGAAAACTTAAAGAGTGGTACACTAAAGATTTAAAAAATGGAGATTTTAAAGGGACTTATGAGGAGTTTTTAGTAGATCCTACTTATGAATATTCTAAAAATTATCTTACTGATCGTATAGAAAAATTAACTGGAGATTCCTTAGATAAGGAATTTACTTTAGAATATCTAGGAAAAACTATTGGTATAGATCCTGATGCTATTGAATATTTACTTAGTAAAAATGCAACAGAAATAGATGCAAGATTAGGTCCTTAGATATTAGGATTTTTAGGAGAAAATGGAAATACTTTAAATAATTTAAATGGAGAAGTATTAAAAAAAGCTTTTATTGCTTATCCTGGAGAAAACAATAATATGATGGATTTATATAAGTTTATAGATAATCTGAATCTTTGGGATAAGACAGCTGATTTAATAAAACAGAGAAAATATGGAAAAGCACTTATTCCTCCTGCTCTAACTACTTCTTTATTTGATATTGTTGAAGATAAAAAATCAAATGGTGGCTTCCTACCTTCTCTTCAAGACAATGAAAGAAATAATATAAATCAATAGAAATATACTGGAATAGTACCTTCTGTAAGATATAATAATGGAGGATTATTGGAAAATAAATATGGAGTAGGAGGATGGTTTAAAAATCTATTTAATAGAAAAAAAGAAACTATTGAAGATACCCCATCTTAGAATATAAATCCTTTATATCAAGATTAGGATTTTTAGAATTGGTTTAATTAGTACACAGATACTCTAGAATCTGATGATATTCATGAAGGATATTATAATTATCTAAAAAAGAATCCTAATGGTTCTACTATGTTAGATTGGGCTTCTACTCATCCATATTGGAATGAGTATTTAACAGATACATATAATAGTAGATATTAGGAAATAGATCCTTCATACTATCAATAGTATGGTGTAGAGAAGGCAATGGATAATGTTTCTGACTATATACAATCAGAAGGACATAAACAAAGAGCTTTAAAAGGAGGAATAAAACCTTTTAAATTTATGAACCCTCTCAAAAGATTATTCTCTAGAACAAGTGATATTAGCAGTTCTAATGCTAATGCTAGAGATAAAGAAGGAAATACTGTTCTAGCAATAGGATTATCAGATAATGGAACTTGGAGAAATTATTATGGATATGATACTAATCCAGCACTTGTAGGAGCACATGAATAGTTTCATCCGTATGTTCGTCAGTTATTGAATAAATATCCTTTGTCTATTCCTATAAATGATATTTTATCTCAAGAATTACCAAAAGAATGGATACAATGGCTAATCCCAAATAATAAAGTAGATGAACATGATGCTAGATTAGATGAAAACTGGGCAGATTTAAATGCTTTAAGATCTCTTTTAAAAACAGAAGAAATATATGATAGTAATCTTAATCCTAAAGATAATATCTTTACTTCTGATATGTATGATGAAATAATGAAAAGAGCTGTTGGAAAATAGAGTAGATTTTTAAATAATCATACAAAAGAATAGGTAATAAATGCTATTAATGATATTGCTTATAATGATCAAAATTCAGAGGATTAGAATAATATAAGTAATGAAATAAATTATGCTGCTAATGGAGGATCTCTCAAACAATACTCAGACTTATCTATGAGAGAAAGAGCTTAGATAATTAGGACAGGTGTTAAATATGGATTAAGAGATATATAGTCTATAAGAGATAGATATAATAAATTTGCAGAAGGAGGTCATATCTATGGTGGAGAAAGTGAACCTACTTAGCAATTAAAGAAAGTAAACTTTAAAGAGTATGCTAAGGAAAGAACTAATAATAAAGGAAGGGCAGTAGATGTATCTACTATGGAATAGTTCTAGGATTCTTTAGTAGGAAGAAACTATGGAATGCCTTAGAGATTAGCACTAATGGCTACTGCTTTATAGGAAATGGGTAAAGATGGAGCAGCATCTAAAGGAATAGGAGGTAATGGAATATTAGGTCTATCTAAGGAAAGAATGAGTACTGATTTATTATCAAATGATCCATAGATAAGAGCCCAGCAAATTCATTATATCTTAGAAGACCTAGAACATGTATATACAGGAACTCATCCATAGGCAGGAAACTGGAATGATGGAGGTACTGGAGGACCTTCTATAATGAGTGGGTAGGATGGGCATGATAAATTCTGGAGTGCTACTAATACTGACTATGCTACAAAAGTATTAAATAAAAGTTATGTTAGACCTGCAGAAAGATTAAAAACATGGCAAAATAGAGCAAATGTAGCACAGGAATTAAAAAAATATATGAAATAATAAAAAAAAGTTGCCAAAAAACTTGCATATGTAAAAAATTATTTGTATCTTTGCACCGTTGAAATTAAGAAAGAACTTAATACAGTGGAATAGCTTAGATACAAATAATGCTTCTTAGTGTAATGGTCAGCACGAGAGTTTTTGGAGCTCTTTGTAGAAGTTCGAATCTTCTAGAAGCAACTATATGCCCCATAGTATAAAGGTTATTACGATGGACTCTAAATCCGAGAATTTCAGTTCGATTCTGAATGGGGCGACTAATTATTAAATAATTAAAATATGGATAGTTTATTTTCTCCTATAGAGGAGTTTTCAATGCCTGTAACAGATACTACATCTGTAGGCCCTATTCCAAACTTCATTTGTACTATTGAAGGATGGAAAACTAAAATTAAGAATTTGCATTGGTCAGCAAGTAATATGAATGTTCATAAGTTGCTAGATGAAATTGCAGATTTTGTAAGTGATTTTCAAGATAGTCTTGCAGAAGACTATATGGGTATTAATGGTAAATTTGATAGTACTTTCCTTAAAGGAAATCCTTGTAACTGTGGTAATACTCTTGAACTATTAAAAGATATGTGCCATCAGACTAATTCTTTTTATTCTAAGATTCCTCAAGATAATAGGTATAAAGGAATTACTTCAGAGACAGAGACTTTTATTCATAATATTAATAAGTACTTGTACTTAATTACCCTATGTGAGTAATGAATATCTTTTCTGTAGAAAGTAATCTTGCTAAAGCTATGACATTATGTTTAGAGGAAGCAACAAAGCTTGATGCCTTAGCTAGAAGTTTGGAACTTCAAAATAAACAATGGTTTCTAGATTGGCAAGATAAATTAAATGAGTTATCAGTAAGATAACTCTATGGGACATTAGCTCAGCTGGATAGAGCAAAAGATTTCTAATCTTTAGGTCATAGGTTCGAATCCTATATGTCTCACTTTGTAGTTTGTTAGTCTGTATCAAAACTAACCCAGTTTATTATAGGTTCTTGCCAAAAATCTATTAACCGCATGTAGTGCACTACTTTCTGAAGGCTAGTAGTAAAAGAAGCCTTCCCTTTTAGGTAAATTATTTATATTATGATAGTAACAAATTATAAGAAAATTAGTAGAGCTACTCCTTTATATCCAGATATAATGGCTCCTGATGCAGAGAATATCCTTAGACAAAAGTTAGATATACTTACAATGAGAGAAGGAGACCTTGCAGATTTAAGGCAATTAGTATGGAAAACAGAGAAGGAAGTTAAGCAACTTAAAGATGAATTTAATTCTCAAGCGTCTTTGTTTAATATAGAATATGAGATTAAAGAAGTTAAAGATAAGGAAACAGTTGAATCCTTCTTATCAATTATAAATGAGAGTGATGCAAGGAATAAGTAAGCCTCTTTAGCTCAGTTGATAGAGCACTTGATTTGTACTCAAGGTGTCATAGGTTTGATTCCTATAAGAGGCTCATTAGGTATTTCTAGAGTACATCGTAGCTCAAGGCTGTTAGGGAAGTATAGTACTAGACTATATCACTTGAAATAGTAACATAAGACGGATATCCTTGCTGTTCAACGTATTTAACAGACAGTTGCTCTCCTGAGACTGAAGTGGTGTTTTTTAAAAGTCAGGGGGATTTGCAGAATTAGTTCAATGGTTAGAATGCCAGCCTTCCAAGCTGGATATGAGGGTTCGATTCCCTTATTCTGCTCAAACTAAAAATAGAAGTTATGGGAAGAAAAGTAATGATAGCATTTAATGCTGACAAGATTAGAGACATTGTTAATTTTGCAAACGAGCAAAAGATAAATAGGGAAGATATAGTATCTCTTTTAGAGAGTAGAGGAAGTTATACATTAATTTATTACAGATAATATGGAAGAGAATAAAATTGAAAGACCTCTTATGAGTGAAGAGGAATTTAAGAATAATCTTGAAGAAAAGAAAAGAGAGTTTCAGGAAGCAGTGGCAAGAGGAGTATTGTTTTTAAGGAATTATTCTTGTGTAAATAAGTTTAAATCTGTAAGAAGAGCTATTAAAAGAGGTAATATGTCAGTATTCGGAGATATATATCCTAAAAGACCTTTTAATAATAGGGGTACTAAAGAAAGTCAATTAAAGCAAAAAATCTATGACAGACTTAAAAAAGAAAGAGTATAATGATATACCAGTTTATTACTGCAAACATTGCCTTTCTCTTGCTGTTAAAGGATTATAGAATACTGATGAATTCAATTATTGCAGTAATTGTGGCTCTTTAGATATTGAAGAATGCAGTATTGAAGAATGGGAGGAGCTTTATAAAAAAGCTCATGGAGGTAGAAGGTATTTAAGTGATAATTATTAATATAATAAAATTATGGAAGTGAAAGAAGTAAATCAACCAGAGAAAATGTCCTATGAGCAACTTGAGAATATTGCTCATCAGTTGTCAGAGCAGAACAGACAATTATATATGCAATTGCAGAATGCTCAAATGACTAATGTATTTAAGAGACTTGATTATCTCTTTAAAGTTGTAGAGAATTCGTCAATGTTTTCTACGGAATTTACTAACAAGTGCATTACGGAAATTGTAGATTTAATGACTGTTAAAGAAGAGGATAACAATGCAGAAGCCTAATAATGTAGTTGCAGTAAACTGTACATTAGCAGGGCTTTTTAAACATTGGTTTGAGTTTCTTAAACCTTTTCACCATCTTACAGACAGATAGATAGATGTTATAGTATCATTTGTAAAACTTAGATATGAATTATCTAAAGCAATAAGTGATGAGGCATTACTTGATGAGAATGTAATGAGTGAAAATTCTAAAAGGAAAGTGAGAGAGGAGTGCAATTTGTCACTCCCGCACTTTCAAGTTATTATGGGTGAATTAAGAAAAAATAAAGTAATAGTTGATAATAAAATCAATCCTAGATATATACCTAGAATTAAAGATGAAAATAATTTTCAGTTATTAATTTATTTTCAAATCCATGAATAAAGAAGATTTAGGTAAGGTAGCTTAGGAAATAAATCTACCTGTTGATGTAGTAGAAAAAACATATAAGGCATACTGGTAGTATATAAAGAATACTATTGAAGCCTTACCATTAAAAGAAGATATTACTGAGGAGGAGTTCTTAAGGTTGAAAACTAATTTTAATATTCCTTCTCTTGGTAAATTATCTTGTACTTTAGATAAGTACAATAGAGTAAAGAGAAGGTTTAATTATATAAAATAGTTAAAGAATGGGAATGAAGATAACAAAGATTAAACCTATGTTTAATACACTTCTTACTACTATGAATAAGTATGAGGATGATGTAAAGCAAGGTTCAATTATAGATAGTACAAAGCAGAAAGGCACTCTTAAGGAATATTAGACAGTAGTAGCAATAGGCTCTGCTGTAAGAGAAATTCAGATAGGAGATTATGTAATGATTAATCCTAGAAGATTTGCTAATGTAAATCATAAGAATAATCCTAATAGTCTTGCTAATGATATCCAAAGAGATACTACAACTATTACATATAATTTTGATGTAGTAGAGATGAATGGGGAGCAATATCTACTTCTTCAAGACAGAGATATTGATTATGTATTTGAAGGGGAGGAGACTAACGAGGAGTCTTCTACATTAGTAATTCCAGATAGTAGTTTAATTGTTTAATAATAGCCCAGTTTGTAGCTGGGCTTTACCATTATGCATATAGTAGAATTTGACAATTATAATATTAGCCTTACTGAAGAGGCTGCTTTAATAAAACCCATTAGGGATATTTGGAATGCTGATAAAACTAAAACAAAAGATAAAGCATTATAGTAGTTCAGTGTCATTTATTTTCTTGCTGATCCTAGAAGCTCTTATAATTATATCCTTGATGATAAGGAAAGATTAAAAGAGATTATAAGATAGGAAGGATTATCAGAAGATTTTAAAATTGATATTAAGCTTAAGAATGCTATTGATGAGTATAGAAAGCATGTTACTACTACATCTTTTCTTCTTCTTTAGGACACTAAAACTGCTGTTGATAAAGTAAGGGAGTTTTTAAGAAATGTGGATTTATATGCTACTGATGATAAGGGCAAACCTTTATATACCATTAATAGTATTACTACTACAATTAAATAGGTACCTCAATTAGCAAAAGACTTGGTAGAAGCAGAAAGAACCATAACTAAGGAAATTGAGGAGTAGGGCAGAGCTAGAGGAGGTTCAGAGGCCATGACTTTATTTGACTCAGGAATAAACTTAGACTAATGAATATACAAGAATACATAGAGTGCATTAATAAAGCATTTGAGGTAAAATATCCTAATAAGGGATTTTTTGTATCCACTATACAAAATGAAGTAACTTCTTTCCCTATATATAAGAAAGTTAAAGTGTCTGTAATTCATCTTCCAGATAAAGAAGAAGTATTTACTTTCAACTTTCAAGACAAAGTACCTAAGGGCAAAGAAGAAAAGTTTATGAAAAGTATATTAAAGGAAATAGTCACTACTATTACTTTTAATATGGATAAAATATGGAAGTATGGAGAAAGAGCTATATGAATTTAATGAATGTTAGTCCTCATTAAAAGAACTTAATATAGATAATTATCCAGAAGAAGTATAGGAATAGTTCTATGATTTTATAAATAATGTTCCTTATATTAAGTTCTTAATATCTAAAGATAGACCTCATGCTAAAGATTTACCTAAAGATAGTAATGGTAAAATATAGTTTGATATTACTAAGCCCCCTATCTTAGATGATATGGATTATTTCAGATAGTCTGCTATAAAGTTTAATAAGACAGGTAGATATACAGATTTAAGACCTAATCCTAACCCTAATAGTGAATATGGTAAGTGGATTAGAGAGGAAATCAGAAGATGCTATGAAGGTATGGTAAGACCTTCAGATGGAATGTGGGTAACAGGAGATATGTATTTCTTTCTCAATTACTGGCCTATAGCACAAACTAAATTAGTAAAGGGTAGTAAGAAAGGTGAAAGAGTTATTGATTTTCCTGAAACTTGGGAAGGTATTAATAGTAGATATCATTATATACAACAGGCCTAGGAGGGAGGAATGTTCAGCATACCAAAAGGAGATGGTAGCATAGGAGGAGATAATGGATGTGAGATATCCTCCAGAGGAAAGTCTAAGAGTTATAGTATGTCTTCTATGATGGGAAAGAGGTTTACATTAGGAGAATCTAAAAGAGTGAATAAGTCTGTTAAATGCATGGCTACTGCTTATTAGAAACAGTACTTAACTTCTGATGGAATTCTGAATAAGTTTCAAGCAGGTATAGACTTCTTAGCATAGAATACTCAATTTCCTAAAAAGAGATTAAAAAACTCTTTATAGGATATGGCTTGGAAAATGGGTTATATGGACCTTGATAGTGGTACTTAGAGAGGAACACTTAATGAAGTAATAGGAGTATCTGCTAAAGATGATAGCTCTAAGGTCAGAGGTAAGAGACAAAATCTTATTGTAATCGAGGAGTTTGGTTCTTTTAAGAATGTACTTGAGTTGTATAATATCCTTATTCCTTCAGTATAGGAAGGAGATATTTCATTTGGCACTATGTATCTTATAGGCTGTGTATGTGCGGGAACTAAAGTATGGAGAAATGATGGAACTTTATGTAATATAGAGGATTTAATGCCTTCTGATGGTATATTAGGGTATTCGGACGACCATGAGATTTCACAAGAAGAAATAGTCAAATGGTAGCCAAAAGTATATAAACCTTGTGTTAGAATTACCTTTGATGATAGAATTTTAGAATGCTCTATTGACCATCCTATATTAATACAATAGAGGCATAATAAGAGGAGAAAAGATAGTTATAATTTAAGGACACTATCCTACTCTCCTGTATTTAGACCTGCTGCAAATTTATAGATAGGAGACTCAGTATGTGTGGCTGATGGAATAAATATATTTGGTAACAGTATCTTATTTGACGCTAGATTAGTAGGAATGCTAATAGGAGATGGCTCTTATGGATATAATAATACTCCAAAGTATAGTAGTGAGGATTCTGTACTTCTAAACTATATAAAGAATAAATATGAATGGGGATTAAATAAAGAGGTAACTACAAAGAAAAATACCATATATTAGGAAATTAGAGTGAAAGGCATATGCTCTTAGTTAAGAGATATTGGAATATACGGTCAAACTAAAAATAATAAAAGACTTCCAGATAATTACTTATCTTTAAATAAATAGGATGCTGCATTACTGTTAGCAGGATTATGGGATACAGATGGATGTTTTCATTATAGTAAATCATACTGCGGATTCTTTACATCTTCATGTTTAGATTTAGTAAAGTAGATTAAAATCCTAATGGAAAAATTTGGAATTTTTACAAGTATTAACAAAAAGAATCCAAATATAAAAGGAGGAAGAAAAGATAAAAATCCTTGGTATGAACTAAGAATAACTGACGATATCAGCTTTCACAGATTTAAGGATAATATACCTATATTAGTACCACATAAAATAGAAGCTCTAACTAATATTGTGAATAGAACAAAGGGAAATAGTAGATGTAAGGCTAGATATTATAACGGAGACTATAGAGTAATAAAAGTAAGAAATGTAGAATTCATAGGCCCATAGTATGTATGGAACCTATAGGCTGATAGTACTCATACTTATATTGCTAATGGTATTATTACCCACAATACTGCAGGTGATGATGAATCTGACTTTTAGGGAGCATAGGAGATTGTATATAATCCTGATGGATATAGAATGTATGGACTACCTAATGTATTTGATAAAGAAGGTTAGGGCAGAAAAAAAATAACTTTTTTCTTCCCAGGATATATTAATAGAAAGGGATGTTATGATAAAGACGGAAATTCTGATGTTACAAAAGCTCTATTGGAAATTCTGGCTGATAGGTATAGAGTTAAGTATAATTCTACTGATATCAACTCTATTACAAAAACAATCGCTGAGATTCCTATTACACCGTAGGAAGCTATTCTTAGAACAAGAGGAAACCTGTTCCCAGTTACTTAGCTTAATGAAAGACTAATACAACTTGATAGTAATCCTAATGAATTTAATGATGTGTATGTAGGTAATTTAATATAGGAGAAAGATGGTACTATATCATTTAAGCCTTCTAATGACTTACCTATTAGAGATTTTCCTTTAAAGGATAATAAAGCTAAAGGGGCTATAGAAATATTTGAAATGCCTTAGAAAGGGAGAGATGGTAAAATAAGCACTAATAGATATATTTTAGGGCATGACCCTGTAGATGATGATTCTTCAGGAACCATGTCATTAACCTCTACATTTGTTCTTGATTTATTTACAGATAGAATAGTAGCAGAGTATACAGGTAGATAGGATTATGCTGATGACAACTTTGAGATAGTGAGACTACTTTGTTTATTTTATAATGCTAAATGCCTTTATGAGTAGAATAAGAAAGGTATATTTGCCTATTTTAGTAGACTCAATTGTGTACATCTTCTTGCGGATACTCCTGAATATCTTAGAGATAAATAGATTATTAAGGAAATAGGATATGGAAATAAAGCTAAAGGAGTTATGGCTACAGCTCCTGTTAATAATTTTGCTAATCAGCTTATTAAAGACTGGCTAATTAAACCAGTGCCCACTATTATTAAGGAGGATGGAGAAGAAAAAGAATAGCTGGTATCTAATCTATATTTCTTAAGAAATAGAGCACTTATTAAAGAGCTGGTACTATTTAATCCTGATATAAATGTGGATAGAGTAAGAGCCTTAGGTATGGTAATGCTTTATAGAGAGGAGTTTATGATTCTATATTAGGGTAATATGTCTGAAGATAGAGAAGAAAAAGTAAGCAGCTCTTATTTAGGTAATGATGAATTCTTTACTAAAAATTACAGTAAATTTAGCAAAAATAAATGGTAATTATAAATAAATGACTTATTCTATTGGATAAGTCATTTATTATTTATATATTTGCAATATAAAAATTATGTAATATATAATATATGCTAATATAAATAATGGAAACAAATAAGTAGTTCCCTAGGCAATAGATGCCGTTTAGTCAAAAAACTAAAAACTGGAGAAAATAGTGTATTGATTGGGCCGATAGTAAATCGTTCTTTAATTATTCATTGGTTAGAAAAAGTGTTATTCATAAGAAGATTAACTATGATTTAATTAATGGAAAACTTCATATGAATGATTTGGAATTAGTACTTAATCCTGATAGTATATAGGCAGGTTTTATTCCTGATAGAATATAGCATTATCCTATAATGAATACAAAATTAGACCTTCTTAGAGGAGAAGAGTCTAAGAGAGTATTTGATTATAGGGTAATTGTGACAAATCCTAATGCTGTATCAGAGATAGAGACTAACAAGAAAAATTATCTATTTGAATAGCTTCAATAGATGATGCAAGAAAGTTCATAGTCTGAAGAAGAATTTAATTAGAAACTAGAAGAGTTAAATGACTACATGACTTATGAATGGCAAGATTTCAGAGAAATAAGGGCTAATGCACTTCTTAATCATTATGTAAAGGAATATAATATTCCTAAGTTATTTAATGATGGTTTTATGGATGCCATGATAGTAGGAGAGGAAATCTATCAATGTGATATAGTAGGAGGAGAGCCTATTATTGAAAGATTAAATCCTTTAAAGATACGAGTATTTAAGTCAGGATTCTCTAATAGAATCGAAGATGCTGATATGATAGTACTTGAAGATTATTGGAGTCCAGGTAAAGTCATTGATACTTATTATGATGTACTCACTAAAAAGGATATGGAGTACATTGAGAAATTACCTGACCATGTAGGATAGGCCACTACTGACTCTATGAATAATATAGATGAAAGAATGGGCTTTGTTAATAACTATATGGTAGGAGATGAAATTACTACTAATGAAGGATTCTTCTGGGACCCTATGGGATGGTAGGAAGGTATAGGCAATAGTCTTCTTCCTTATGATATGGCTGGCAATCTTAGAGTACTAAGAGTATATTGGAAGTCTAGAAGAAAGATTAAGAAAGTTAAATCCTATGACCCATAGACCGGAGAGGAAGTATTCACTTTCTATCCAGAGACCTATATATTAAATAAGAATATGGGAGAAGAAGAATAGATATTCTATATTAACGAGGCATGGGAAGGAACTAAGATAGGTACTGATATCTATGTTAATATGAGACCTAGAGTAATATAGTACAATAGATTATCTAATCCAAGTAGATGTCATTTTGGTATAGTAGGTTCTATATATAACCTTAATGACAATAGACCTTTCTCTATGGTTGATAGAATGAAGCCTTATAGTTATATGTATGATGTAGTATATGATAAGGTTCTCAAATTAATGTCTCACAATTGGGGTAAATTAGTTAACCTTGATCTTGCTAAAGTGCCTAAAGGATGGGATATTGAGAAGTGGTTATTCTTTGCTAAGACTAATAATCTTGCTATAATAGATTCATTTAAGGAGGGTAATATTGGTGCATCTACAGGTAAATTAGCAGGAGCATTGAATAATGCCAATAGTGGTGTTATAGATGCTTCAATGGGAAATGAGATTCAATTTAATATTGAACTTCTCTCATTCCTTAAAGGAGAACTTGGTGACATAGTTGGTATATCTAAACAGAGAGAAGGTCAGGTAAGTAATAGAGAAACTGTTGGCGGTGTAGAAAGAGCTACTTTATAGAGCTCTCATATTACTGAATGGATATTCCTAACTCATGATGATACTAAGAGAAGAGCATTGGAATGCTTTATAGAGACTGCCAAGATTGCATGTAAAGGTAGAAATAAAAAGTTCCAATATATTCTTGACGACAAATCTATTAAAGTAATGGATATTGATGGAGATGACTTTGCAGAAAATGATTATGGTCTTGTGGTAGATAATAGTAATCAATTATAGGAACTTAGTCAAAAGATGGATATGCTTTCACAAGCAGCTATTTAGAATAAATATCAACTTTCTACCATTATGAAACTTTATGGTACTATGTCTATGGCTGAAAAGACTAGAATGCTTGAAAACTATGAACTTAAAATGCAACAATAGTAGCAACAACAGCAAGAGCAACTTAATCAAATAGAACAATAGAAGATTTAGCAGTAGGCTTAGACAGAGCAATTAAAGATGCAACAAGAAGATATGGTTAATCAGAGGGATAATGAAACTAGAATTCTTGTTGCTGAAATTAATGCTTAGGCAGAAGCATAGAGATATGCTATGATGAATGATGATACTGATGGTATAGAACCTATGAGTGAATCTGAGAGAGAGCAATTTAAGGAAACTGTTAGATAGTTTGATAAAAAATTACAACTTGAAAGAGATAAATTTAACTTTGAAAAAGAGAAGACTAAAAGAGATTAGGAGTTAAAACTTAAGTAGATAAATAAACCAACTAAAACAAGTAAGTAATGAGAAAATTTAATAGTATAATAGAAAGTACTACATAGCCTGAAGAAACTAATGTACTATGATTAAATGGCAAGCATGCAAAGTATTATCACAATGGTGTATGGATCCCAATAGGAGAAACAGATACAGATGTAGAGTTGCTAACTAGATATGATAAGAAGTATATGTAATTAACCTTAGGGGTAGGGCAATGACCCTATCCCTATTTTTTATTTTATAAATATGAAAGTTTAGGAAATATATATTAACAAATATGAATATGAAGTCAGATTGTTATTTGATATAACTTGTGCTCAATTATCTGTACTTAATGACGAATTAAAGAAAATAGACTGTTCTAAGGAACTAGTTGATAAAGCTAATATAGAATTTGGGAAATGTAATGATAATGTAGGAATGACCTATTCTAATCATGCATTAAAGAAAACTCTTATTATTATAGGAAAAACTTCTTCAGGAAAATAGTTTATTAATACTTTAATACACGAAATATATCATTTTGTAGAATAGTTAGCAATAGTAAATAGCGTGAGTGATATAGAGGAAAAAGCTACATTTATTGGAAACTTTACTATGTAGTTAACAGACATTATAAATGATACATTAAAGGAAACTAAATAATTCATTTAATCTATTGTTTATTCAGTATATTTGTTTTATATTTGCAAATAAAACAAAGATATGAAGAATATATTGTATGGAATTCTATTATTTCTGTGTATTTCTTGTAGTACTACTAAAACTATATATGTTCCAGTAGAAACTTTAAAGACAGAATATATAAATTCATTTGATTCTATATATGTATATGACTCTGTATATTATAGTTTAATATAGTAGAGAGACACTATATATGAAAAAAAATATATATATAAAGTATTATAGAAGTATCAAACAGACACTTTAGTAGTAAGAGATAGTATACCTGTTATTAAGGAAGTAGAGAAGATAGTAGAAGTTAATCGTTTAACATGGTGGTAGAAGGTTTTTAGTTGGATCGGGGGAATAAGTAGTATTCTTTGTTTAAGTTATATTTTTAGTAAAATACTTAAAAGATGAAATTAGAACTTATTAGAAGATTTAAAGGTCCAGAATATACTATAGGAAGTTTGTATATAGATGGAAAATGGTTTTCAGATACCCTTGAAGATACCGACAGAGGATTATCTTAGGATATGAGTCTTAAAGAAATAAAGGCTAAAAAAGTATATGCAGAAACAGCTATTCCTACAGGAACCTATATTATAGGTATGAATATGGTATCCCCTAAATATAGTAACTACTCAAAATATCCCTATGCAGCAGAGTTTAATGCTAAAATGCCTAGAATATTAAATGTTCCTGGCTGGGATGGGGTTCTTATACATCCTGGAAATAACAAGGAACATACATTAGGTTGTATATTAGTAGGGGAGAATAAAGTTAAGGGTCAAGTAATAAACAGTCAAACTACCTGGAGAAAATTAATGAATATACTATTAACTGATAAAGATAATATAGAGCTAACTATTAAGTAATATGGATTTTGGAGTTTTATTGACAGGAGGAGTAGGTATTGTCACTACAGTAGTAGGAAGCTGGTCATCTTGGATATTTGCTAGAAAGAAATATAATGCTGAAGTAGATAGCACCAAGATAGAGAATCTTGCTAAAATCATTGATGTTCAGAATGAACAAATAAAGAATTTATAGGAAAGACTTGATGCAAGTCTTGAGAGAAACAAACAATTAGAAGCAGAACTCATGGCTAATCGGGAAGAGCTTGTAGAAGTAAGGAAACAAGTATCAGAACTTATGATGAAATTAATAGATTAGCATGTAGTTACTAGTAGCAAAAGTATTAAGAAGGGCAAGTGATTGTCCTTCTTTTACTGTGATGTATTAAGAACTTATTTATATATGCATTAATAATTAACTTAATGTATTGTTTGGTTAAATAAATTTCTATATCTTTGCAGTACTTAATTTAATGAAGTGGAGATATGGAAGAATTAACTATTTTAAGTAATGAGGAGATAGAGGATCTCTTCACAGATACTAATGATACACAGGAGTCCTCACCTGATAATAAAAAAGAGGAAACTCAAGAGAATAAAGAAGAAACTACTGAGGTTAATGTAGATGATTTATTTACAGAACCAGAGAGCGTAAGTAGTGAAGATAATAAAGAGGAAAAGGAAAGTACTACTCCTAAAAAGGAGGGCACTTCTCCCAACAACTTCTACTCTTCCATTGCTACTGCTTTGAGGGATAGTACCTTCCCAGACCTTGATATTACTGATGTAAATGATGCTGATAAATTTGCAGAAAGCTTTGAAAAACTTTTGCAAAGTAGATTAGATGAAAGACAAAAAAGAATTGATGAGGCTCTTAACAATGGAGTAGAGCCTTCAGAGATTTAGAAATATGAAAGTACTCTTTCATATTTAAGTAATATTAAGGCAGAAGATTTATCTAGAGAAGACTAGAATTCTGAAAATCTTAGGAAGCAACTTATATATAGAGATATGCTTAATAGAGGATATTCTCAAGAAGAAGCTTAGGAAGAGATTAAGGAAATCTTTGATAATGGCAATGATATTAAAAGAGCAGAGAGAGCACTTAAAAGTAACATAAGTTACTTCCAAGGTAAGTATAAAGACCTTATTGAGGATGCTAGAGCAGAGTCTGCTAAGGAAGAGCAGAGTAGAAAAGCTCAGGCAGAAGCATTAAAAAAGGATATGCTTTCAAATGATAAGGCTTTTGGAGACCTTGAGGTTATTCAATCTAACAGACAAAAGGCTTATGATGCTATTACTAAACCTGTATATAAAGACCCAGATACTGGGGAATATTATACAGCAGTTTAGAAATATGAAATGGAGCATAGATAGGAGTTCTTGAAGAACCTTGGATTGTTATTTGTGCTTACTGATAATTTCACTAATCTTGACAATCTTATTAAAGGTAAAGTAAATAAAGAATCAAAGAGAGCTATTAGAGAATTAGAAAATACTCTGAATAATACTCATAGAACTTCAGATGGTAACTTAAATTATGTAAGTGGAGTTTCAGAGGACCCTGAATCTATTTTCAAAGGTTATACTCTTGATATCTAATATAAAACAACAACATAATAAAAAAATTTAAAAAATGGCAGGTAAATTAGGTAAATTTCAAATGGTAGGCTTCCAGCACTGGAAGGGTCTTACCAAAGAGAATCACCTTGGTCAGATCTTTCAGTTGGCCCCACAGAAAGCAACTAACTTGATGGTTCAACTGTTAGCTTATTACAGAGGAAAGTCACTTGATGCATTTCTTTCTCAATTCCCAACTAAGGAGTTTGAGGATGATTCAGAGTATTACTGGGAAGTAATTGGTTCTTCTAGAAGAAACATTCCTTTGGTAGAGGCTAGAACTGAGGCAGGAGTAGTAGTAACTAGTGCTTCTGGTAATATAGGTGCAAACACTGCTCCATTCTATCTGGTATTTGCAGAGGATTGGTTTGCAGATGGTGAGTATATTGTAGGAAGTTTGAATGAAATCTATCAGTTTAGAATCCTTGGAGATGCTAGACTTGAGGGCTCCAATGCTGTATATAAGGTAGAGCTTGCAGGAGGTAATATTGATGGTGTTCCTGCAGAGAGACTTCTTACAGGTGAGAGATTTAGTGTAGAGACTGCATTTGTTGAGAAAGAACTTTCTAGAAAGGTTGGTGATGTAAGATTTACTTCTCCTATCTCTATGAGAAATGAGTGGTCAACTATTAGAATTCAACATAAGGTTCCTGGTTCTATGCTTAATAAGAAACTGGCTGTAGGTATTCCTGTAGTTGATAAGACAGGCAAGAAATCTGTACAATCTTTGTGGATGCACTATGTAGACTATGAGGTAGAACAGCAGTTCTCTGATTATAAAAACAATGCAATTGCATGGGGCAGAAGCAACAGAAATGCTAATGGTGAGTACATGAACATTGGTAAGTCTGGTAATGCTATTAAGACTGGTGCAGGCCTCTTTGAGCAAATGGAGTATGGTAATACTATGTTCTATAATAACTTCTCATTGAAATTGCTTGAGGATGCCCTTTATCAACTCTCGTATGCCAATCTTGATATGAAGGATAGATACTTCCTCATTAAGACTGGTGAGAAGGGTGCTATTCAGTTCCATAAGGAGGTACTTAAAACTATTAGTGGTTGGACTCAATTTGTATTTGATAATAGCTCAGTAGGAGTAGTATCAAAGACTCAGTCTCCTCTCCATGAGAATGCTCTCAAAGCTGGCTTCCAGTTTGTAGAGTATCAAGCACCTAATGGCGTAAGAGTTAAGATTGATGTTGATCCAATGTATGATGATCCTGTAAGAAATAAGATTCAGCATCCTAATGGAGGCCCTGCGTTCTCTTATAGATATGACATCATGTATATTGGTACAATGGACCAGCCTAACATCTTTAAGTGTGCTATTAAGGGCCAGACTGAGTACAGAGGTTATCAATGGGGTCTTAGAAATCCATTCACTGGTCAGATGGGTAATCCATATATGAGCTTTGATGAGGATTCAGCAGTAATCCATAGAATGGCTACACTTGGTGTATGTGTTCTTGACCCAACTAGAACAATGTCACTTATCCCAAGTATTCTTTCGGCATAATAAGTGATTAATATAGGGGAGTGGGAGTGACTCCTGCTCCCTCTATTTTTTAAATATAGGAGAAGATGAAAAAACAAATGGAAGAGAATCTAGGTTTTGATATTGACACTACAATATCAGAAGAAAGAATTGAGGTACCTAAAACAGAAGTAAAGAAGGCGCCAGTGCAAAATTTTAAGCAGCCAGTCACTAATAATATTATGGTTAGTTGTCTTAGAAATGAAAGAATAAAAATTCAGCATATTAATAAACCAGATGGTATGGTTAGTAATCCTAAGCATGCATTGTTTGGACATATGGCTGAGACAGCTACAAGAACTTTTGTAGTTCCTATCTTAACAAATGGTGCTTATAAGAATGTTCTCACTGATTCTGAAAAGTCATTCCTTGAAGAATTTATGGGATTAGAATATAATTCTTTAAGTGTATATAAAAAAGAGGAGAACTTCTGGGATTGTAATAACCCTGCAGCAGTAGTAGTATTAGGAAAATTTGATAACTATCTGGATTTAAGTAATCCAGGAGATTATATTAAATATAAAATTCTTCTTGCTAATAAAGACTATATTGCACCTTCATTAGAAGAACTTGAGGACCATCCAAAAGCTACATATCAATTTGTAATTATTAGTGAAGGAGAAGAAACTAAGAGTAAGCAAGCTAAATTCAGTGCTAAAAATGAGTGCTTAATGGAACTTGGTAGATATAAGAATGATGTGGATACTCTTAGAACTATCATTGAAACTATTGATGGTAGACCTACATCACCTACTTCAGATGCGGCATTCTTACTTATGAAAGCAGACGAGTTGATTACTGCAAATAATAAGACTTTCCTTAAAGTTATTACTGACCCCATGCTTTCTACTAAGGTACTTATTAAAAAAGCAATAGAGGGTGGACATATTGGTAAAAAAGGCGAAGGATATTATCTTAATGATGGTACTCCTATGTGTGAACTGAATGAAGACCCCACATTAAATATGGCTGCTAAATTTCTTAATGCCCCAAAGAATTAGAGCATTAAGCTAATGTTAGAAGCAAAAATAAAATAATATTATGACTTGTCAAGAATTTTCAGATTAGTTTGATGTACTCTATAATAATATTATGAGTAATCAAGCTCCTGGCCTTGATGCATATGAAAAGTCTGTATTCTTAACTAAAGCATAGGATGAAATTGTTAAATCCTACTTCAGCCCAAAACTAAATAAACCACAAGAGGGATTTGATGGTTCTGAGAGAAGATAGATTGATTTCTCTATGCTTATAACAGTAGCAAAACCTACTTTGGGAAATGCTCTATTTGATACTCATACAAATTCAGCAAGTGCAGTACTGCCAAGTGATATCCTTATGATTGTAAATGAGCAATTAAAGGTTTCTAGAAATGGGTCAACTATTACTCTATAGGTAATACCATTAAATTATATGGAATATACTAGATTAATGAGTAAACCATATAAGAGACCTCTGCAGTATCAAGCATGGAGAATTTCTAATAGTGGAGGAAATGGTAATATAGCAGATTTGGTAATTGGACCTAATGATACAAAACCAACAGGTTCGGGAAGTTATATTGTAAGATATGTAAAGAGACCCTCTCCAATAATTATAGATACTCTAGAAGGAGTTACTATAGGTGCAAGTTAGCCTACTTATTCTTTTTAGGTTGCAGGATCTTATGATAGTACTGTTAACAAATACTATGATTTAGTTGGTGGAGTATATGTAGAAAATCCTGAAATTACCAGTTCTAATTTTGCTTAGAGTACCAGATATAAAAAGGTGGCTTCTATGAGTGCTACTGGCTCAGCTAAAACTGAATGTATATTAGACCCGATTTTGCATTAGGAGATTTTACAAAGAGCAGTGGAATTAGCAAAGGCAGCTTATACTGGTGATTTATAGTCCCAAATTGCTTTAGGACAAGCTAGTGAAACTAATATGGGAGCAGTTGCTTCACAAAGATAATTAAGGTATGACAAACGAAGAGTTTTCTAATGCATTTGATACTCTGCTCAATGCTTATAAGCACAAGTCAGAGTTTGGAGACCAAAGCTCCCTAGCTGATGTTACAATAGATGAATATGAGAAGTCTATCTTTTTAACTCAAGCTCAAGATAATATTGTAAAGAGTTACTTCCAAAGATCATTAAATTCTAATGGTGATGGCTTTGACGATTCTACTAGGAGACAAATGGATTTTAGTACTCTTATTACTATAAAGACTATTAATCTTGCTAGTGCTACGAAGACAGGGGGGTTTTCTGCTCAAGGATATACAGTTTCTTTCAAAGATTCTGATTTTACAATAGGAGGCGTAGTTGCTTCACCTCTATTTATTATTAATGAAAAAGTAACTACTGCAAATGGTTCTTATGTCATTGTTCCCATTAACTATAAAGAATATGATAGAATAATGTCAAGAGCTTATAATGAACCTCTTAAAAGATAGGCTTGGAGATTATTTGAGTCTAGTAGTTCAGATCTAAGTAGATAGGCTGAAATTATTCTTAGAACAGATGCTGGTGCTCCAGTTAATTATGTAGTAAGATATGTAAGAAGACCTAAGCCTATTGTTTTAGTTAATCTTGCTAATACAGATAATAATCTTACTATTGACGGTATTACAGCAGTTACATAGTGTGAGTTAAATCCAATTATACATCAAGAGATTTTACAAGAGGCAGTAAGATTAGCTTTAGCTTCAAATGGAATTGAGACTAGGGATGTAAAAGCAGCTAGAGAAGCTGCACAAAAAAAGTAATAAGGTATGACCACTGAAGAATTTTCTAATGAATTTGACGCTCTTGTAGATAGCTATAGAAGATTTAAAAATTTTGATGACTAGGAATTATTAGATTCATTAGAATTTAATGAATACGAAAAATCTGTATTTTTAACTAAAGCTTAGGAAGAATTAGTAATTTAGCTCTATAATGGTAAAAATCCCTACGGAGATTCGTTTGAAAAGACAGAGGAAGTTAGAAGATCTTTAGATGCTTTAATTAAGACTGCTAGAATAACAACATAGTCGATTTAGGGTATTAAAATAGCCAACAATTCAACATTATTTACTTTACCTGAAGATTTATTATTTATAACTTATGAATCAGCAACGATAACTAGTGCTGATAGTTTTTTAAATAATAAAAACTTAATGGTATATCCTGTAACTTAGGATGATTTCTATAAGATAGAAAAAAATCCTTTCAGAAAGAGTAATAATAGAAGAATTTTAAGATTGGACCACAGTAAAAATACTGTAGAGTTAATTTCTGACTATACTATAAATACTTACATAGTAAGGTATCTAGCTATTCCTGAACCTATAGTACTAGTAACATTAAATAATGGATTGTCCATTAATAATATAAGTAATAAAAACGAATGTAAATTATCCTCTAATCTACACAGACTAATTCTTGAAAACGCTGTTACATTAGCGTTGTAGAGCAAGGGAATTACAGGAAATAAATAACAAACTAAATAATTATAATTATGGTTTTTTCAACAAATCAAGCAAGACAGTTTTATGTAATGAAGGGCACTTTGAATAATGGTACCTTCAATACTTCAAACAATGTAAAGTCTGTAGTGACTGACAAGAAGGCTCCTTATATTATTGTTAAGGGTGCAGCTGGTGAT